TAGTACATATAGCCTAAGCCGATAACTAAAGTTATGACAGCTAGTATTGCACTGGCAGCTTTACTAAGTGAAAAGAACTCTAAAATTGCTGAGAGTATATTTCCCATTTTAATCTCCATATCTAAGTAAGTGATACAGCCTTACACTCCAGTAAAGCACCTTAACTTCTATCTTGTTTACGTTTAGATCTATTAACATCTCTTTAAAAGTATTATCCGCAGACCTAAAAGTAATACTCTTTTTTTCGATAACTATATCGGTAAGATAATCATGAACTATAGCTGCACTAAGATATTCTGCCTTGTTAGGTGGGAAGATACTCCAGAATATTCTAGGAACACTAGCACCATCTGTTATATAGCCCTTAGGTATAACAATATCTCTATACCTATAGTTCTCTACTAGTTCGAATTGATACTTGCCTACAGGCTTTAGAATAGGTCTATTAACCATTGTCTCTTACCTTCTTGAATGGATGAATACTCCATACAGTCTTTAACTTGATCTTGTCTTCAGGTTCTAGGTAGCTAGCATAATTACTTTTAGTCATACCAGCTATATCCATCAGCTTCCAACCTAGGTATATTCTGCAGTAGTACTTTTTAGAGTATCTGATTACCTTGTATAATCCAAACCTAGTCTTACCATTATTCAATCTACAAGTTACCTTGCACCAAGTACTCTTAGTACCTTTATTACTAGTAGCATGTATATCCCCTATTGTAGTAACTGAAGCAGGATCTATAGTAGATACTCTTACTCCTGCTACTTCACTAGAGTAATAACCTATCCTATTTCTAAATAGCCAATGCAATCTAGCTTTATACGATCTATTACTAGGCTCAGGATAATGCTTTTCTCTCCAGCCACTATCACCATTAATAGCAGCACACTGACTATCGTAGTAGTCATTAGCATCTTCGAACCATCTAGCCCATCTAGGTAAGTGATCGTCTTCTCTCTTAGTAAATACTAAAGCTATAGGTACAACTATATAGGACAATATTTCTAATACTATCTCTACTACTATTGTCCTTATTAGCTGTAGTATCTCTTTAATTGTTAGCATTCTTTTTCTCTTTAGGTCTAGTTCGAACTACATCAGTAAACTCGTCATCATCGATGTACCAGAAAGGCTTCTCCCCATTGTCATAGTACATCTTGCCGAAATCGTCAGGATGTGTAGCTAGGTGAGCTATTACCCTGTAGACGTTCGTCATATTCGAGTTATCCCACTGATCGCATTTTCTAGCACGTAAGAATATAAGCATAGGGCATAGGATTACTCCTAAGACAAATGCCAGTAAAGCAACTAATGCATATCCCATCTTGTTCTCCTTATAGCTTACTAGCTTCTAAGAAGAAGTTATCTATAGCATTATCGTCCATACCTAATGCCTTAGCCATCTTCTGTAGTAGAGGACTAGTAATCTCTATGTCCTTAGCATATTCGAACTCTATTTGAGCTTCTTTATCTGCTTTAACTAATGCTTCAGCTTGCTCTAGTAAGTTAAGCTTCAATAGCTGTAGCTTTAGCTGTCTTACAGTTATCTGCTTAGGTACAAACTGCTTCCAGAAGTTATCTATAGCACTAATAGTATCTGGATTAGTTATAAGCCACTTGCTATAAGCTTTCTCATTAGTAGTCTTTAGCTTGACACCTTCAGGAGCAGAGGTTATTACCTCGTCTCCTAGCTCTTGTATAAAGTTAGATGTTACGTAAATTATCTTGTCCATTGTCTTGTCCTTATAGTATTAGTGTTGGTAAGCTACAGTTAGCAACTGCAGTGCTTCCACGTAATGCACAGTTACTATCTGAACCACAACCCCATAGCTGACCATTATTTAGTAAAAAGAAGGTTCTCATAGCTTCGTTAGTACCAATAAGTTCTAATTGCTTTAACTGAGATACCTTATCGGAGTCTAAAGCTACTTTCTGTATTTCTGTGCTTTTAATATCTACATTATTATTTACACCTAAACCGCCTGTAGTATTCTCTCCGAAGGCATATAAGTATTGTTTACCATTAAGCTCAACTAATAACATAGCCATAAAATACCAAGCATTTTGAGCAGTAGTGTTGTAATATATTTTTCTGATCTTAGCATTAGGTTCGTTAGGTACTTTTACTTCTGTTATTACAGCTCTAGTAGGTAGAATACTATCACTACTACCACATACAAATAATCTACCTGATTTAGTTATAGCCATAAAGCCACCTATACAGTTAGCACTTACATCTACGATAGGGTCTATTGCTTGCTTGTATCCTGACGGAAAGTATGAGTCATCTAATAATACTGGCTTAGTGCTGTTAGATACTGGCTTACCTAATCCCCATATACTCTTAGTACACCAACTATACACAGAGCCATCCTCGCATAAAACTATAGGATTATAATAACCATCACTAGAGTTTGAAGAAGTGTAGTAATAACTACCAAGCATGTCTACTTTCTTAACCTTCTTATCTTGCAGAGTAGTTACTTGGGTAAATGTATTTCTGTTAGTTTTATCGTTTAGACCTAATTGTCCTTCACCATTGAGCCCACAAGAATATAGCTTACCCTTCTCTGTTATTAAAAACAACGAGGTGTAGTAACAATCGTTCATTACTAAGTCTTTTACAGAGTCCCCTACTTCTAAGAAAGTAAGTACTAACTTAGTTGGTGTGGTAAGAGCTGTTATATTGCCCATACCAGCTGCACCATAATCGTTCTTGCCCCAGAACCATACTGACTTATCTTTCTTTATAACTGCTACTAAGCCTTCACCTGTTTTACTACTATTACTCTCGTTGATTAACTTATCTACATTATCAGTTATCTTTACCCAATCGAATTGTGAAGCAGTATTATTTATGCCTAATTGATAGCTAGCATTACCACCTCTACCATAAAGATCTCCGTTTTCGTAAAGTATATATTGTGTTGTCCAAGCACCAATAACTTGTTTAATTCTAGATATACCTTTAAGTGGATGCGGTATTACTGTATGAGGATTAGTACTCTCTGCTCCAGTTTTAATAAGAAGCATACTGCTATACTGATTGCCACAGAATATAAGTTCTTCATCTTCAGTTACTAAAAGAGTATAGAAATAAGGGTTATGTTTTCTAGCATCCATTATTAGTTTAATAGGTCCAAACTTACCTCTACTTTGTATCTGGCTTAAACTCTTACCGCCAAGAGTACTAGCATTAACATTATTGAGTAACTGCTCTTTAGTCTCACCATTGAGTGTCTTAGCACTACCAACAGTAATAGCACTATCTCCACCTATAGTCTTAATATTACCGTTATCTGAGTATAGAAGCTTACTTACTTCTGCTTCTCTACCACCTACTTTATCTTTTACTCTGGCAACTGTTATCTTGCTCTCTGCCATATTTATCCTTTCAATATCTTATGCAGACGTATTCTGCTATGTTTTTTACTACGTTTTCTGGTGCTGTTGGTACTACTCTGCTGGCATCGAATGTTAAATTAACTCCAACATAAGGTCCATTACCTAAATATGAATAACCAGTACCTGCGACATTTGTATTTATTGCACCTTCTGTATAATTAGAGGATGATAATAAGTTGTTATTAAGTGTAGCAGTTATGTTTCTTATAGCATCACCTTGCTTACTACCTATTTCTCTATCGCTCTGATAATCTACTTCAGCACCTGCATCTAGACATCTACCGAAGTAGCCTCGTCTATCTGGTATATTAAAAGTAGTAGTACCATTACCTTCGCCGTATGTAGTGCCTATAGCTTCAAATAAATCAGGATAAGCTTCTCTACTGATTTCTCTACCATCGCAGAATAGCCATCTACCTTTAGGATTTTTCATCGCAAAGAATCCATATTGTCCTGCTTGAAATTGAGGCTCTTCTAAATCTACTGTAGTACCTTCGATGTAGAGTTCTCCATCTACTACTAGTTCATCTTCTATAATAGGATCTAGTCTGACAATGGCTTCATTAGCTTGCAGAGTATAAGGCTTAGTTATATCCTTTACTTTCTCCCAGTAACCATTGATAGATGCATACTTGTTAATGTAGTCTATAAGTCCTTTCATAGTAAGGATATGAATAGGTCTAGCGTTATAACTTGTATTTCTCATAAGTATCTGCAGGTTAGTACTTACATCTGGTCCTGCTAGCATACTATCAGCCTTAGCTAGAATACCTGTAAGCTTTAGTTGTTCTGCTTCTAGTACTTGTATATTATTAGCAGGATTGTAGTCATCTCTAACAGATTTCAATCTAGGGATATATCCTGTATAGCTTCTTTTATCGTATGTCTCAGTCTGTCTTACATACTCCTCAGGAGCTAATCCACCTAACTTAGCACTATTTACTGCAGTAGCATCGGCATCTAGCTTAGAATTAAGCTCTTCATGCAAGGTTGATAACATAGAATCTAAGTTAGTCATACCTGCTGTAAACTTGTTTACTTCAAAAGCTAGCTTATCTCCTAGCTCTTTTACCTTTTCTTGCATAGGAGTAAGCTTATTCGCCACTACTCCATCTATCTCAGTGAACTTAGTTTCTATAGTAGATTGAATAGTAGTAATAGAACTCTTTAGAGTAGTCATCTCTTCATCAAGTTTCTTAATACTCTCAGGATCGAACTTCTTAACTCTCTCTTCTAATTTAGCCACAGCATCATCAATAGTTCTCTGAACTATCTGTCCTGCTTCTTTATAAGCTTTTATAACTTCTTTAGTCTCAGCTCTATTATTTCTAAAGTCTATTAGATCTTGTTTTATATCTGCTAAGTTTTTTAGTTCTGGTATGACTTCTTGTATGTCTTCTAGTACACCATAGTATCTAGCTACTATCTCGATAGCTAGTAAGTGTTGAGATACTTCATCTATCTCAGTTAGATGTCCTGATACGCTATCTACATTATCTATACTCTTGTAAAGTCTTTCTAGCTTATAAGAGATATTATTTAGTACTCCAATAGCCTCTGACATACCATAGACACGAGTGATCTCGTTTATATGTCTAGCTATATCGTTTAACAAGCCAGATACACTAGCTTGAGCTACCTTCTTAACACTATCTAGATCAGTAGAAACATTAACTATATCACTAGTTACTTTAGATACATTAGTTATGACATCTAGTGAAGGCTCTATAGTCTTAATATACTCAATACTATCTCGAAGTTTAGTTATTGTATTTCTCAACGAGAGCATATCATGGATATTATCCATCTCAGCCTTCATCTCTTTAAAGAGTGGTAAGTTCTCTAGTAGAGTTTTCTCTTCATCACTCAACTCTTCTCTAAGTACTATTGTCTTTATAGTATCTGTATTCTCTGCATTAGATAGATTACTATGCGTACCTTCATGCTTAGAGTTTATAAACTGAACTAAATTAGCCATTAACAAAACCCTTTCATATCAGTTGTAGTTCGAATAAGACTATCAGGGATCACTTGTTGATTCATAATAGCTTTCTCAACTTCATTGTTATAAGCAGTTAGGGCATTGCCATAGTATTGTTTATAACCTTCTATATTAGTAACAATTCTTAAAGCTACGTAAGCATATAAGACATCTAATAGACCACTAGGTAAATCTAATTCATCTTCTATACTAGTTACCTTTATAGGCTTAGGCTTATACTCTACATAGTAAATATCACCTTCTTTAGCATTAGGGAAGAATAGAGTATCTTGATTGATGGCGAATACATTGACTTCATTCAATCTAAGGGTACTATCCTTGTCATCTCTAACACTAAGTATCTTATAGATCTCGTCTTCATTAGTTTTAAAAATATCTGTCTCTACAGCCTCATTCTCTAGCATCACTTCTTTATCTAAAGTAATATTCATCTCTTTAAGAGCTTCTATCTGAGCTGCTTTAGTTGCAAAACCACCATGAGTCATCTCGCACTTAGCAAGCTTAGCATGAGTAGCCATAATAACATTAGGATCTTGTCTAGATATTCTAAAGTTCTTTCTAAAAGCAGGTACTAGAACTATGGCTTGTTCTCTCTTAACATTGAATAATCCATAGATAGTATTCATAGCTTCGTTAATAAGTACTATTAAGTTCTCATTATTCATCTGCTTATTAGGAGTAACATTAGGTAGAGTAACGATCTTTAAATGCTCTATTGCTTCTTTTACTTTCATTTTAAAATACCGTATTCCTTATTGTAGTTATTTCACTTACTTCATTATCGTAAGTACCATAGGTATTAGGCTTGAAGGCATCGAAGCTACCTAGCATAGATATACTATCTAGTACATCGTCATGCTTAGATTTAAAGCCTTGTTTAGTAGCCTTACTTCTCTCCTCTTCGAACTCGTTATACCATGCAGTATCTTTCATCTCATTAGCTATCCATACCTTCTTAGTATCGAATCTAGGTTTAAACAGAATAAATCTAGAGAACTTATCTCCAGTAGGTCTAATACCATCTTCACCATTGTTATTCGAACTAAGGAAGTTAAAATAGATATTCTTAGCTAGCATCTCATCTCTTAACCAAGAGATAAATCCAGCTTGTTGTCCTGTAACTTCTATACCTACTCCAATAGGGTTATATACAGGTATAAACTCAAAGATCTTATTTATAAACTTACTAACTTCAGTCTTATCGCACCAGCCATCTACGAGCATATAATCACCATTATTAGAGTAAGCCCATACGCTAATAACACTAAAGTCAGCATTCTTCTTAGCACTAGTAGCTAAGTCAGTAGTAATGTAGAAGTTATATCTGTCTTTATGTTTTAACACTTGTTCTCTATTGAAGAAAACTAGACTAGAATTAGGTATAAGTAAATCTTCTTTAGAAGTGATCCTAAGCATAAGCTCTTGATAGAAACTATCTATCTTGCCTATACTCATAGCTTCTTCATAAGCATCTTTTACATACTCATAACTAAATCTATCCTCCCAACTACCTTTAAACTCCTCTTTAGTACAAGGGAACTTCTCACATACTGGGTAGCAAGCTACCTCCCAAGCTCCACTCTCAACTATCTTATATAAAGGATCTTTAGCATTAAATGGAGTACCTAACCAGATTACTTTATGCTTAACAGGACTAAGAGCATACTTAACAGCTTTATGGATAGTGTCTTCTATAGTTTTAATAACAGTATCGCTTCTAGCATCCTCATCACTAATGATGTCATCTACGATAGCTAAAGTAGGTCTCTTACCATATTCTTTAGCACCACGAAGACCAGTTTTTGCCCCATATAATTTCACTACAAATCTATCACCTCTTAGATTTACAAACTCCAATCTAACATCAGTAATCTTTCTTCCTGCAGTAACATTGTCATCTTCATTACCATCTTCATCTACATACTTGATACTCTTATTAGGTATAAGCTTCTGTAAGAACTCACTGTTTTGGTATCTATACTCTATATTCTTTCTAAGAGATTTAACACCATTCTCAATACTATCACCGATATATACAGCAAACTCAGTTTTACCTATACAAGGTAACTCTCCGAATGCTGCAGCATATAAGAATAACCACTCTGCGCAAAGGGTAGTTTTGGCTAAACCCCTATGGCATAGAACAGCAGTATTTCTAGTAGATGTAAAAACAGCTTCACATATCTTTAAATGTACTAGAGGAGTTTTATTTTCTAGAGTATCACCACTAGCCATCTGAATAAAGTTAATAAACTTGAGTGCATCTTCACTCGGGACATACCCCTTGAAGTCATAATCTACTTCGTTTAAGTACTCGTCTACACTCTTAGCCATCATTCACTACCTTAGCATCTATGAAGCTCATTTTAGAGTTAGCTACATCAGTGAGCTTACTACCATTAGCTATCAATCTTTTCTGTTCTTGTACCATATTAGCCAACATCTCTTCGTACTGATCTACAATGCTATCAGCCTTGTTATTAACATTAACATCTACTTTTATATTCTCTGGTGGCTTGAGGTGTAATAATAATTTATCAGCAGCATTAATCCTATCTCTAGAATACTTAGCAGTATCCATTTCTTCTACTAGTCTCTTAACAGCTTTATATCTATAGCCTTGAAACATAAGCCATAGAGGTACTTCAGCTTGAGAGAGTATTTTTATAACAGTAGGATTTTTACGATACCTAATAGCAGCACTACTTAGTTGCTTATATTCATCAGAGTTAGTATCTGCCCCTACTCTATCTTTCACAAAATCTCTATAACTAAAGGCTCTAGTATAAGCTTGAACTACATTGCCACCATTAGCTTCTAGAAAACTACAAAATCTAATGGCATTAACATAATCCTCTAGGCTAACACGATCACCTTGTAGAGCATCTTGATAAGTATAAAGGGTATCCATAAATCTAAAGCCATCGAAGTCAGGCTCATTAATTGTCTGGTTAATTAAGTCAAGAGCTTCAGGAGTAATAGTAAGTCTCTTCTTCCCCTTAAGTGACTTACTAAACCATTCAGTTAATTCTTCTTTAGATACATTAGTAACTGTCTTGACAACGTTTCTAAGACCTAAATCAGTATCACTCAATGTCTTCTCCTTAAGATATAATTAAATATTACGAATTAATCTTAGCGTAATACTGATAAACTTTCAAGAGTTGAAAATGAACCTATAATCATCAGAAAAAATAAAAAAGTGGATAAGGTTGCTCTTATAAGTGGAGGAGGAAGTGGACATGAACCTGCACATGCTGGCTTTGTTGGATATGGAATGTTAGATGCTGCTGTTTGTGGTGAAATATTTACATCTCCTGGTGCAGATAAAGTTTATAACGCTATTAAAGCTGTTGATGGAGGAAGAGGTGTTCTCCTTATAATTAAAAACTACAGTGGGGATATAATGAACTTTGAAATGGCTGGAGAAATGGCACAAGCTGAAGGAATAAATGTAAAGCAAGTTGTAGTTGATGATGATATTGCAGTTGAAAATAGTACTTACACAGTTGGAAGAAGAGGAATAGCTGGAACTATTTTTGTTCATAAAATTTTGGGAGCTGCTGCTGAAAAGGGATATGACTTAGATAAATTAGTTGAACTTGGAAATAAAGTTGTTAAAAATTTAAAAACTATGGGTATGTCTTTAAAGGCTTGTACAGTTTTCACAACAGGTAAAGAAAGCTTTGAAATAGCTGATGATGAAGTTGAAATAGGTTTAGGAATACATGGAGAACCTGGAACTCACCGTGAAAAAATGGCAACAGCTAACGAATTTACAGAAAAATTATTTGAAAAAATCTATGCTGAATCTAATGTACAAAAAGGAGATAGATTCGCAGTTCTAGTAAATGGACTTGGTGAAACAACTCTAATTGAATTATTCATTATAAATAATCATCTTCAAGATTTATTGAAAGCTAAAGGAGTGGAAGTTGCAAAAACTTTAGTAGGTAACTATATGACTTCACTTGATATGGGAGGATTCTCTATAACTTTATTAAAACTTGACAATGAAATGGAAGAACTTTTAAAAGCTGAAGAGGATTCAATAGCATTCTAAAATATTATCTCAACTGCTTGGTAGCCATTAGTGTTTCAAGAGCTCCACAAAGGCTCTCTCAACAATAATGGACACCGCAGCAGTTTCGTTAAAAATTTTAGGATGTATATGACAAAAAGGAAAAAGAAAGAAGAAAGGGAAGAGATAAAATGTTTTTAGAGATTATTGAAAAGATATCTGATGAGATATTAAAAAATGAAGACTATCTTACAGAATTAGATAGAGAAATTGGAGATGGAGACCACGGAGTTAACTTAGCAAGAGGTTTTACAGAAATAAAAAATCAGCTAGCTAATTTCAAAACTTTACCAGTGTCTGATGTATTTACAAAAATGGGTATGATTTTACTTACAAAAGTTGGTGGAGCTTCTGGTGCAATATATGGAACAGCTTTTATGAGTTCAGGAACTTTTTTAAAAGGAAAGACAGACTTTGATAATCAAATTCTGTTAGGAACTTTAAATGCTATGATAGAGGGGATTCAAAAAAGAGGTAAAGCAGTTTTAGGTGAAAAAACAATGCTTGATACTATAATTCCTACTTATAATTTTTTAGAAAAATCTTTTGATAATGGAAAATCTTTAAAAGATATTAGAAATGAAGTTATAGAAGTTGCTAAAAATGCTATGGAAGCTACAAAAGATATTGTTGCTACTAAAGGTAGAGCTTCTTATTTAGGTGAAAGAAGTGTGGGACATATAGATCCTGGAGCTATGTCTTCATATTTAATGATAAAAGTAGTTTGTGAAAATTTATAGGAGGTAAAATGTTAGGTTTTATAGTTGTATCACATAGCAAAGATTTAGCAGAAGCTGTTATTCATCTTGCTAATGAAATGAAAAGATATGATTTCCCACTAATAAACGGAAGTGGAACAGATGGAGATTTTTTAGGAAGTAATCCACTTACAATTAAAGAAGCCATCTTAAATGCTAAAACAGATAAGGGAGCTTTAGTTTTCGTTGATATTGGAAGTTCTGTCTTAAATACTCAAGTTGCTATAGATTTTTTAGCTGATGAAGGAGAGGATATAGAAAATATTAAAATAGCAGATGCTCCATTGGTTGAAGGACTTATTGCAGCTGTTGCAATAAATGATGAAAAAGCAGATATAGAAAGTATTTTAGATGAATTAAAAGAATTAAAAACTTTTTCAAAATTAACTTATTAATAAATAAGGACTGTTGCAAATTAATGAAAAGTAAAAAATGGTTCGTTACTGAGTAAATTTCTTAACTCACTCATTTT